ACATCAGACAGCGCATTACCAGAGGAGCTGGTCAGTTCTCCTTTATTGATACTTCTGTACTCTGTTCTCATACGCCTGTTCCAGCTTCCGGCATGCCAGGCTCTTTGGAAACCACTTTTGAAGAAATGGATTGAGAGGAAAGCAGATGTCTGACATCACTATTGGGCTAATAGTTGCAGTCCTAGCATTACTTGGTTTTGGCACCTATAAATCCAAAAAACTCTCCGATCAGAAACAGAAGACCAAGGACGCCGAAGAGAGGGCTGAAATCAGAAAGAAACAGATGGAGACAGTGTATGAAGTGCGTAAAGAGCTCAACCTCATTGAACAAGAAAAGGAACCGGAAAAGACAGAGCCTTCTGCTGGTGGTGATTCTGATTCCCGTCTTGATCGTCTCAGTCAGCTGCACAAGCACTGAGAAGATTATTGAGGATTCTACTTACAGAGAAGTCCTCATCTCAATGATTCCATCCCTTCCGGAAGTTCCGTCTTTGCCAAAGCTTGAGTGGATTTATAAAGATGGCTTATACAGTCTTGATGAGCACAACGTTGATCTTCTTGTTGACTATGGAGAGAACACTTTGCCAAATTTCAGATGGGAACTTGAACAGTACCGCAGAAAGCTTGATGCAGTTGTGTCAGGATTAAGATAGGTTATTGTGTTAAAACAAGTTGCTATTCTTCCGGCCTTGAGACATGTATGTATGTACCAATAGTCCATAGGAGGAATAAAATGGCACAAAGAAAACAAACAAAGCCAGAGGTTCTGGCAATCAGCATTCCGAAGAAAGAACTTGATGAAAAGGCTCTAGAGAATCTTAAGGCTCTTGTAAAAACTAAGAAAGACCTTTTGAAAAAAGCGCTTGGCACAGATGACCTTGATATTAATATCTCGGATGATGGAAGGATTGATTTCCCCTGGTTTACATTTACAGGGGACCCTGTTGAAAGCAAGGCATATACGCATCTAATAACAGCTTTGTGTGAACTCGCAAAGAAGTTAAAACGTGTAAACCTCAGAGAGGAAACGAATGTCGAGAGCGAGAAATACGTGTTCAGGTGTTTTCTTGTTAGACTCGGATTTGTTGGACCGGCCGTCAAAGAAGAGAGAAAACTATTGATGAAAAATCTTTCCGGCAGTAGTGCGTTCTGTAACAAAGAATATGAAGAGCATTGGAAACAGATGCAGGCTGATAAAAGGAAAGCACTTCAGGAGACCAAGGAATGAAAACGTTTCCCTCAAAAACTATAGTCGAGAATCTGCGCTCAAAATACAAGAAAGGGACACGTGTCCAACTGGAGCAAATGGATGATGTTCAGGCACCACCCAAAGGAACAAATGGCACTGTGTTGTTTGTAGATGATATCGGTTCTGTTCATGTGAAGTGGGACAATGGAAGTAACCTTGCACTTGCCTTTGGTGTGGACTCGGCAAGAATCCTTGATTGAGGCGGCTTCTGATGAACACAACATTTGAAAGAGATAAAGCTGAAATCAGAAAGAACGAAGGCAGTGCAATTGAAATAATGCGTGATCGCAAGGCTGAGATTGCGGCAGTCGAGAAGAGGTTGAGAGAAACAAGAAACGGCTTTGTTGCTCGGTGCTGCCAACAGCAACTTGATAAGCTCAGAAAGGAGTACAGAATCCTTGATGAAATGATCTGAAAATAAAAGAGAGCTGTCCCCTTAAGTATGGGACGAGGTTGATTTTTCAAGCTCCTCCCGGCTGACAGCTCAAAAGAGAAACTGGACATGCGTCTAGCTTCAATTTAAGAATACACTGATAACAAAAGGTGTCAATAGAGGTGGGCGTCTTTACAGAAAACATAGATGAAAGGCTGTAAACGTATTGCCTGAAGCTGTTATAATCTAGGCGGAGATTGCATTATGGTAAATAAAAGTAAGTTCTATGTTATATGTAGCGACATTATAACATGTGAAAAGAAGACTGTTGAGGTCATGGCATACAGCAAAACAGAAGCAGAGGAAATAGTTCTGAACAACCACAGAACATATGAAGTGACAAGCGTTCTTTCAGAAGAAGAAAATAAGGTAATTTAATCTTTTAGAAAGTAACTTGTTTATAACAAACGAAAGAAAACCGAGGGCTCGCAAATTGCGGGCCTTCTTTCATATAAAGGAAAAAGATGGGAAAACATAAAGTCACACCATTTATGGCTTCCTCTTCCCATTATGACGAAAGGAAAGCCGACTACGCTGTGGCTTTCATACAGTGTCTCAGGCACGCAAAGGGAATATGGGCCGGAAAGCCATTTGAGCTTCTTCCCTGGCAGGAACAAATAATCCGGGACGTTTTCGGAGTGGTGAAGGAAAATGGCTACAGGCAGTTCAACACCGCTTACGTTGAGATTCCCAAGAAAAACGGAAAGAGTGAACTTGCCGCCGCTGTAGCACTTCTTCTATGTTGCGGTGATCATGAGCAGAGGGCAGAGGTCTATGGCTGTGCCGCAGATCGTCAGCAGGCTTCAATTGTATTTGAGGTCGCGGCAGACATGGTACGCATGTGTCCGACACTTCAGAAACGGGTAAAAATACTTGCTTCTACAAAGCGTCTGGTATACACGCCGACAAACAGTTTCTATCAAGTCTTATCAGCTGAAGCATATAGCAAGCACGGCTTTAATATTCACGGAGTTGTGTTTGACGAGCTTCACACACAACCCAACAGACAGCTCTTTGACGTAATGACCAAGGGTTCTGGCGATGCCAGAATGCAGCCGCTGTACTTTCTGATTACCACTGCCGGAACAGATGTTCACAGCATATGTTACGAGACCCACCAAAAGGCAAAGGATATACTCTCGGGCAGAAAGCATGACAGCACATTCTATCCTGTAATCTACGGAGCCGAAGTTGAAGACGACTGGACTTCAGAAGAGGTCTGGAAGAAGGCAAATCCCTCACTTGGAGAAACCATAGGAATGGATAAGGTTGTTGCTGCTTGTGAAAGTGCGAAGCAGAATCCTGCAGAAGAAAACACCTTCAGACAGTTAAGGCTCAACCAGTGGGTCAAACAGGCTGTTCGCTGGATGCCTATGGAGAAGTGGAATGCCTGTAGCTTTCCGGTTGATGAAAAGGCTCTGGAGGGTAGGGTTTGCTACGGAGGCTTGGACCTGTCCAGTACAACCGACATCACGGCCTTTGTATTGGTATTCCCACCGTCCGGTGATGATGATAAGTACTCAATCCTGCCGTACTTTTGGATACCCGAGGACAATCTGGAACTGAGGGTAAGACGGGATCATGTGCCTTATGACATATGGCATAGACAAGGTTTTTTGGAAACAACAGAAGGCAATGTCGTTCACTACGGTTATATTGAGCAGTTCATTGGGAAACTGGGTGATCGCTTTAACATAAAGGAAATTGCCTTTGACCGCTGGGGTGCGGTTCAGATGGTTCAGAATCTGGAAGGCATGGGTTTTACAGTAGTGCCATTCGGACAGGGGTTTAAGGACATGAGCCCTCCGACCAAAGAACTGATGAAACTGGTTCTTGAACAGAAGATTGCCCACGGTGGTAATCCTGTTTTGTCTTGGATGATGGACAACGTTTCAGTGCGTACTGATCCAGCCGGAAATATAAAAGCGGACAAGGAGAAATCCACAGAAAAGATTGACGGAGCAGTGGCTACAATAATGGCTCTGGATCGGGCAATCCGGTGCGGAAGTGTGCAACCTGAATCTGTGTATAACCAAAGAGGAATATTTGTAATATAACCATAAAACAATCTTTGAACTATTTATATTAAGTATAGAGTTTTAAAACTCAAATCTTAATATTAATAAGGAGAAATCGTTTGATGGTATTTAAAGAGAATGAAATTCTTTATGAAAACATCAAAGTACCTTCGGGTATGATGTTTATTGAAAGATATGATAATGAACTGAATACATTGTTTGTTACACTCATAACCGGTTCAAATATCATTAGATTTAAGATGAAGAATTATGTTCATAATAATTCATTGTGTTCAATCGATTACGATGAAATGAGAAGATTGACATACGGTTTTATTATTGGTCATTACAAAAACTGAGATAAAGATATTATCTCTTAACACTCACATTTTGTGGGTGTTTTATTTTTGCTGTTTACCAGGAG